GTGTTCTTTGACGTATTTAAGGCACTGAAAATGTGTGTTTTATATAATCCCGATTAGGTAGGGATTTTTTTTATTTACTAACTTAAATTATTAAATTTTTATGGTAAAACCAAAAGTTTTTGGAATTTTCACCCAAAAAGAAGACTTTTGCGAAAAATCTTCAAAAAAGCCTTGTAAGGCCTTTGTCCCTCATCAGGCAATGGACCTTAAAGAACTTGTTACAAGATTCGAGAATGGTCAACGTTTAGGTGTAAAAGAGAATTTCAGGATTGAGGATGAATTTACTCGTAACTGCGTTTATGAGGAACGCTTTGATGATGCTGCCCCTGACGATGTTCATGATGTCGTTGACGTTGAGCAGCATTATAGAGCGCATCAATCTCATAAGTCTGAATATGCTGAGAAAAAGAAACGAAAGCAAGCTCCATCGGAGAAAAAAACACCTACTCCACCTGACCCTGCAAAAGTAGAATCCATGCCCGAAGATGAAAATCACGCTTAAACAGCCCAAAGTCGCGATTTTCTAAAATCGCTTTTTTTCGGTATGCGCGAGAGCTGACAAGCGGAACGCGCGAAAGCTCGACAGCTAGCCCGAAAAAAAAGACCGAAGGTAGAATATGCGCATTTGCGCCGTGATGCGAACAGCATCACTGAAACGGCGCAACATCAGAGACGAGGCATTTGTTACACCCAAAAAGCGCAGGACTAATTTCCTGCATATCATTATGAAAAAGAAATATAAATTTCTGCTGCACGCGATAGCGTGGAGCGTTGTGGCTACCGCTGCCACATCTTGCAATGTAACGCGGACGGTATCAACCGAAAGCAAGTATTTCACTAAAGGCGATACAACTTGTACTATCGTCACAAAAACTATTGAAACATATGACGCGAGCAAAAAGTAAAAAGTCTCCTAAAGACATCAAAAATGCTATTTCTATTGCGCAATCAAACTTAAATAATACCTTTCGTTCCTTCGATAAGAGAACTCAGGATATTATAATAAGTTTCTTCAATTTGCACAATACTGCGGCTCTTCTTTTCGATATGATGCCGCAAGAAGCGAAAGATTACACAACTCAATGTGTTGAACTCTCGCAGGAACTTAACGAAAAAAGTGAGTAACCTTGTGCGCACGTACGTAACTTGATTTATACGTGCGCACTGACACCTTTTTGATATGTTCGATGGTCTTTTTAACTATGCCGGCCAATTAACAAATACTTTGATGCAGCCTGTGGTTGAGATGTTGAATTATCGTAACAATTTAGCATTGCAACAACAGCAAAATGAATATAATTTGGATATGTGGAAGATGCAAAATGAGTATAATTCTCCACAAGCTCAAATGCAGCGTTTTCAAGAAGCTGGATTAAATCCGAATTTGATTTATGGTCAAGGCTCAGCCGGTAATGCTACTAATGCACCTTATCAAACATCCCGCGTAGAGGCTCCTCATTTTGGTAAATCTGCTGAGAATATTGCAAAACTCTTTAACATAGAGCAGTTACGTACACTAGTTGCCAATCGTAAAGAAGCTGAAGCTAATGCTGTACGTGCTGATGCTGTCGCTAAAAGTACAAGTATCGACGCTTTACGTAACCGTGACATCTATGATGCTGAGATTGCTCTAGGTTCAGATTATGGTTATAATCCTGCTACCGGTCAGTATGTGTTTATCGGAACTAATGGACAATCTGACGTTAAAAAAGACCCTGTTGGCATGGGTAAGTTTTATATGCAGCAGAAGTTAGCTGAGAATTATCAAAAGACACAGCTTATTCCTTATCGGCAGAAGCTTTTAGGCTCACAAGACCAATATTTGCAACCTCAAATTTTCATGTCGAATTATGAAAGTTCTCACTACCCGGTATCTTACTGGATTGGTCAAGGTTCAAAGGCTGTACATGGTTTATCTGAGTTTACGGGAATGTTTAACCCTTCACGCTATATTCTTCCAATGAAAAGTAGCGCCTATTTTACGCCTTTTGGCAAAAAGTATTATTAACCTTTAATTTTTTTTATTATGTCTAGATTTCGTCGCAGAGGTCGCCGTCGTCGCCGTTTGGGTCGTCGTCGTCTTGGTCGCGGTGGTTACATGTATTGATGCAATGCCGCAGTAAAATCCTATTGAAAAGTGGTATTATTGTACCTTGTGGAAAATGCCCTATTTGCCTTGCTAATCAGCGTGCAGAGTGGGTATTTCGCTTACAACAGGAATATTTAGACAGTTCTTTTGCTATTTTTGTAACTCTCACTTACAACGAAGTGAATTTACCAGCGGATTTGTCCGTTAACAAAAGAGATGTCCAATTATTTCACAAGCGATTGCGTAAGCATTTCCCTCCGTGCGATTGTCGGTTCTATCTTGTGTCTGAGTATGGTGACCACACATATAGACCCCACTATCATGGATTATATTTTTTTAAGTCCGTTTATGATAAACGTTTTATATACGATACTTTTACAAATGCTTGGAATAAAGGCTTCTGCTCGTTTGGCGATGTCGAAGAAGGTTCTATTGTATACTGTACAAAGTATTGTCTAAAGCGTAAAATTGAGATTGAAGGCCGAGCTCCTACATTTCGCTTGGTATCAAAGATGTCTGGCGGATTAGGTGCCGGCTATCTCTCTCGCATGGGCTCTTATCACAAACAGATTGATAATTATTCATTTGTGGCTGCTAATGGAAAAAAATGCAGGATGCCTAAATACTATAAGGATACGCTTATAGGTGAAAAATTCGGTTCAAAGAATAATCCTCTTTTTATGAACTTTAGTGTTCGTTGTGAGGATGTAACAAAAATTCGTGTTTCTGAGGATTTCATTAAAGGTTTTAAGTCCTTTATATCTGGCAAGCATTTTAATTCTTTAGAAGACGCCAAACAAGCCTATAATTCCGAATTACATCGGCGTGGCGTAACTGCAAATGATTTAGTTCTTAAACATTGTAAGAAACAAAAATGTAATGGCAAACGTATTTAATGCTGTTAAGGGTTTACATCCAAAGCGTAACTCTTTCAGCGCACATACTTATCGAAATGACTTCACGTCTTCTTTAGGTGTAAATATACCCGTTTACATTCAGCATGTTCCCCCAGCTTCTCGTGTCCGTGTTTCAACTAGTGCATTGGTACGCTTACAAGCCCTTATTGCTCCTGTTATGGACAATATCGATTTGTATGTTCACTTTTGGCAAATTCCTTACCGGTTGTTGGAGAATGATGCTTTCACGCAGTTTATTTCCGGTGAGATTACACCGGAAGAGTACACCGGCTGTTTTTTCAGTCCGCAACAAATTGCAAAGGTCATAGCTGATGTGTTGTACTCTGAGTATCGTCCAGTAGGTGCTGATGTAAGTGGTTTGTATTTGAAAATAGTCGGAAATGGTAGTCTCTTTGATTTTCTCGGCTACGATGTTTCTGCATTTCCTGGAACGTATTCAAATGCTTTGGAAGAGACAGGAGGTCAAACTAAGGTTATAAATTGGCGTGAACTCATCGCGTATTACATGATACATAAGCAGTGGTACATGAATGAGAACGTTCCTTATTTTGAGGACTTCGTTTCATTATTTGATGAGTTTTACGATGACCAAACTGATTTTACTCCGTTAGCAAAGATTATTTGCAAATGTCAGTATCTCTTCCGTACGACCTTGCTTCCTCATGGATGGGAAAAGGATTATTTCACTTCCGGTCTCCCATCAACTCAGTATGGTTCTGAGGTTCGTCTACCGATGGCTGGTACTGCTCCTGTTACCATCAATCCTGAGACTCTTCGTAAACCAATGTGGTTTGGTGAGGATAGCAATTCATCTGCATCTGCTTTGATTGCTCAATTTGAATCTGATGAAGTCTCTATTGGTGGTGCTGATTTGTCTCGCGGTGGTATTTCGGCTACAGGTCGTGCTAATTTGATGGATGATGAATCCACACTATTTACCGGTATTTATTCGACTAAAGGTCTTAAAGTAGCTGATGGTAGTGATATTGAAGGTACTGCAGATTTATCGGAAGCAACAGCAATCAATATTAACGAGTTCCGTTTTGCTTATGCTCTTCAAGTTTTTAAAGAGCGTGAACTTCGTTTTGGACATCGGCGTATTGAGCATTATAAGGGCTTCTTTGATGTTGTTCCTGAGGATTTACGTCTCCAAATTCCTAAGTACTTAGGTGGTGGCCGTATTCCTATCAATATTGCGGATATTGAGCAGACTTCGCAGAGTTCTGAAACGCAACCTCTTGGCCGTTTGGCAGGTAAAGCGACAGCTGTTGCAGGTGGTTTTGCTGGTTTTACTACCTTCTGTAGTGAGGAGACTGTCATTATAGGTATAGCTTTTGCAATGCCGCATATAACTTATGCAAATGGCATGTCTCGTTGGAAGTTTAAGACTAATGATTATTACGATTATTTCAACCCGGGATTTCAGCACTTGGGAGAGCAAGCAATTTTGTCGGCTGAGTTGTTCGCCGGTGCTGAGGAGCCTGATGTAGAATTTGCATACACACCTCGGTATAATGAGTATCGTTTTCACTCTAACGAAATGCACGGCGCATTTAAGGATAGTTTGTCATTTTGGACGCTCGGTCGTATCTTCGCTGATTCCCCGGCTCTCAATGCTGATTTCATTTATATGCAGCCGCATGTATTTAATCGTATCTTTGCTGTCGAGGACTCTCAGCCTATGTTAGCGAGCTTTTTATTTCGCCAACGTATTGTGCAGCCGGTTTCGAAATGGGG